AGCAAATCTTGTAGTCTTGTGTATTTAACTAGGTCTAAACAGTATGCCCTTACAGCTTCATCAGGCATTTGTTCTGTCTCACGTTGCTTAACTTCTATTTCAAACTCTATTTCTGGCGGTGGATTGCCAACAAGTATCTTAAAAAACTCTTTATGTGTCATATCAGTTCATTTTAGGAAATAGTTGTTGCTCTAACATATCAACAGCACGATCATCTAGTGTGTTGGTAGTTTGTTTGCAGATAGCTCTAAGCAGATCAACTACTAATCTCTTTACAGCAGTGGTAGTAAAGAACTTAAGTAGTATTGGTTTAAGTATTTTAAGCATGATTTGTTTGTTTTTTCAAACATAGCACACGTTATTGTATCTTGCTTTCTGTCCTACTAACCGCTTGCGATAACTTATTTAATCTTCTTCGTAATTTATATTTAAGACAAATCTTAATTTTGTATCAGTCTGCCATACACCAGCATGGAGAGCATCACCGTCAGCAATAACACATCTATTGGCTTCAGATTTCACAAACTCTCCATCTTTAAATTGTGTACCTCCGTTGTTTGTATTTAAATAAAGAATTGCAATTTTAGGTTTAGCTATTAAATTTAATTCTGTAAAATCTGCATGATACATTCCTTGATATGATTTGTTTTGACCCATTATGCAAATAGATCTCATCTGCCAAAGTTTTTTAATTTTTAAAAGTTTTTCAATGCTTTTAATACCTTGGTAATTAAGTTCGTAAAGATCTGAATATTCAATACCGTTTGCGTGTCGGTTAAACAACATTGCTTGAGCTTGTATTTCTATAAAATTTTTATTAATAGCTTCCATTGGATTTGCTGTAAATGGTAAAATTCGATAACTTGGTCCTCCCATTATTTCGCATGCAAACTGTCCAAAAATTTCTGGCGGTAAGAAGTTGTCTATAACTTGGATAGAATTATTTATTTGTACTTTTGTCATTTGCCTAAATAGTTAATTATGTATAGTATGACTAATAAAAGTAATTATGGAAGATCAAGAGCCTAGTAAAGTCGAAACCATTGTCAAAGTTTGTGTGCTTCTATGGTCGGCAACGCTATTGTCCCTTTCATACTACGAACCGCCATCTGGTAAAAAGATTGTAGATTTTGACCCGACATTTATTGCAAGTATTTTTTCAGCTAGTACAGCATCACTAGGTTTTTCCATAAAAAAGAAAAAAGATACTATAGTAGATAATAAGAACTCTAAAGTAGGCATCAAATGAAAAAGCTACTCTTACTAGGTTTATTTATAGCTGCACCTTGTTATGCAAATGGAGTGCCAACGTGGACTACTGGTTCAAGTAATAGAACTGAAAACACTACACAAACTATAACTCGCAGCGTAGTCACAGAAAAATATGGGTCAACAATAAATACTTGGGAAGCATCTAATATATCTGTAGCTGCATCTGCTGGTATCGCTGGTGGTGATGCAGTATTTACTGTTGCAGATACTTCAAAAGATTGGTCACTTAATGTAACCACAAGGGCAGCAGGTTTAATGATTGAAAAGATCACACAGAATGACACGATCAACACTACTAGCGTTATCACTTCTTTGTCTGTCTTTAGTCAGTAATAAAGCAAGAGCCGAAGGCGATACAAACGTACAGGCTCAACCTAATGCTGTTGGTAATTCTAGTATTATCAACCAGAATATGAATGTTAATAATGGAATGACAGGTAAGCTACAGTTTGGAAACTTGGTCTGTAGTCAACCTACTATGGCTGTAACTCCTTTCTATACAGGGAATGATGCACAGGGAGAAGAAACATATAGCATCAATGAAGGTTGGGGAATACAAATGAGTTTTATGATACCGCTAGGAACTAATAATGAAACGTGTTCTGAACTAGCAAAAGTAAAGCTAGACCTAGCCAAAGAAGAACTAGACAAGCAAGTGCATGATAAACAGCTAGTTCGTGTTTTGAAATGCCAGCAACTTCACGCATCAGGATACATGATTAACCCTGCTTCTAAATACGCATACATCTGTAGTGATGTCATCAATATACGAAGTTATGTAAAAGCCAACTCTGAAAAATTTAAGTAGCTAGTTAGACGCCACATGTACAGGTATGTGAACTCTAGCTACCTTTATTATTATCCATCTTTTCTTTCACATTTGCGACTTCTTTTTTAAGAATCTTAGTAAAAATTTTCTTAAATGTTTTCTTGATAAAAGCTAATACTGACTGCATAGCAATACCACCAACTACACTAGCAACTGACGCTGTACCTGCTGCTATTACACTAGAAGCTATAACCTCTGGTGCAGGTATTGGCATCTCACCGAAAAATGGTAGATTAAACGTAGCTATAGCTTCTTCACTTGATAAAATTTCTTTGGGTACTGGCTGGTTCTGCGGTATTGTTTCTGGTGTTGGCTGTAACTCTTCCTCCTTTGAAGATGCTTTATCTTTTTCAGCAGAAGATTCCTGACCTCCCAAACCCGACTCTACCTGCTCCAAACTTGGAAGAAGTAAAGGGTCTAGATAAGGTTCTTCCACTATCGGAGGATAAAAAATTGTTTTAGGCGGTACGAGAATATAATCTGTATCAGGCAGATTAATCTCTGGTATGTCCATTATTCTTCAGTTCTATCTTTAATAATTGCAGTTAGTTCAATAATTCTAGTTTTACATTGGTTTATAACATTTTGCGCTTGGTTATGCTTAGTAATTACTTCTTGTAATTCAGCTTGCAGTTCTTCAGTTGTAGATTTTGCCATTATTCTGGTTTAGGATATTTAGCTTTTACAGGATCAATCATATCTGTTTTCCATTTGTCGATACCGTTGTGGTAGATATAGTCAAGTTGCGATCCCAAAGAAGGATAACCGTCTGGTTCAAATAATCTATCTGTTTGATATTTTAATTTATTTAAATCTTCTCTTGCTTTTTTTACTTTCTCTTCATCATAATTAAAAGTGTTGCCATCTTTATCAAAGCACCCCTGTCCGTCTATTATTGTAAGCTCCATGTCGGGATAAGCATGATAAATAGCTTCTTGGTCGTATAACATTAGTGTGCAATCTCCTGTATCATAAAAGTAGATGTGCCAACAGTAATATTCGGGCTTTGTCCAGTTATAAAAATAGGCGCCCAACTATACCTTGTAGCCCACGCAACTCTATATGTAGACGAAGTTGTATTGCTAGGGGTATAAAGTAACCGTGCAGTATTCATAAAGTTAAAGTGGTGTGTATGGTCGCTACTATGAGCCGACATATTACAGTTAGAAATACCATTATACACAGTTCCACCACTTCCTATGTTTCCTATTTGTGAGCCATCTCTTTCAAATCTAAATCCAAACCCTGTAGCACCCCACCATCTTCCAGAAATGGGGGCGTGTACAGTTATAAGAAGTTGATTAGTAGAAGTTTCTGCTGCGTAGCTAGTTATTTCTAAACCTGTACTTGCATAGCTTGTGCTTGTAGTTGATGCTCTAGTATTGACAGTTTGAACGGTAGTTTTTATGATTCTACCTTCAGAAGAGTTAGTACCGTCTGCATAATATATAGCCATTATGATACCTCCGTTAAATTAAACTTATACTTTTTGCCATTGCGTTTGTTAATCAAGAATAGCGACTCCTCTCCTTCTTGTATAGTATAACTTCCCCAAGTTCCGTCAACATCATTAGATGAACCTTCGTTAGATAAGTTAAGGTCATTGGTATATATGTTTCTTACTCTGTAAGATGTATTACCTATATCGTAAGTGTTGTTAGCGGTTGGTAGAAAATGTCCATTAGTTCCTTCAACATACCAACGATCAGCACCAGTAGTAACAAACTTTACATGACCACCAGCACCAACAGCTTCTATAAGAAAGTCAGCGTTACTCCCTGACTGTTTAAGTCTGCCAGTTATATAAACACCACCTGAGTATGTTTCTAACTTTTTACTGTTGTCGTAGTAAAGTTCGCAAGATCCATTAGGGCCAAATCTAGCTACATATTCACTACCGTATTTAATATCTAAATTAGCAGCAGTAGCTAAATTTATAAGGTTAATACCACCAGAATGAGAAATTTGTAAATCTCCACTATCACCAAGTCTTAATTGTGCATTGTCTTCACCAGTGTAATACTCAGATTTAACACCTAAAGCGGTTGTTTCTAATCTTTTAGTACCGTCATGATATAGCTCTACTGCTCCGTCACCAAGTACTTTTATACCATCTTCACCACCTTGTGGTTTAATAAAAATATTATCTGCTGCTTGTATCAATATATCATCATAAATAGACTCTAAATTTAAATCTCCATTACCGCCAGCAGTGATTACACTATTACTTCCATCATAATAAATTTTTAATTGATCGTTATCACCAAATATTGCTTTATCATTTGTACCAAAGTCAATATTATTACCATTCGTATCTAAAGCACCGCCCAACTGCGGTGAGGTGTCAGATACAAGGTCAGTAGTAATATTTGAAACTGTTGCGTTAAGGGCAGCTATATCTACACCGTCAACTGTTCCTGTGACTGTGATATTTCCTGTTACATCAAGACCAGCACCAACGTCTAGGTTGCCAGTTACGTCAATGTGACCATCTGTATTAATAACAAGTCTGTTTGTTTGGTTGGTTGTATCATTAAAGATCAAACCTCCATCTGCATTTTGTATCTTGTAATCTGGGTTATGGTTAGAATCAGTAAAAGTTATTGCTGGTTGTGTATTAGATATTGTTAGATTTCCTGTTAACGTACCGCCAGCAAGAGGTAGTTTATTTGTTATTGCAGCATTAGAAGCGTTGATTGCATTTGCTTCAATACCATCTAACTTAGAACCATCAGCAGCTACGTCACGACCATCTACGTTACCAGATACAGCTATGTTTCCTGTTACTGAAACACCTGATGAAGTAGTTTCAAACTTCTTAACGTTGTCGTAATAAAGATCTACACCTGCATTATCATCAAAGGTTGCCATGTTTTCATTATCGGCAGCATTTTTAATAGCAACAAAGTTTGAATTAATATTTAAAGCACCAGTTCCAACATCTGCAATGTGGCTGTCAGTACCATCATGAAAAATTTGTAAATCTGCACTTGTACCAAACTCAGCTTTTACGGTGTCGTTATATCTATTACTACCAGTAAATGTGTTACCAGTAACAACAGCAAAGTTACCTGTAGCTGTGACACCATCTACCCAAGCACTACCAGTATAAACCTTAAGTGAGTTAGATGTAGTATTGAAGAACAGATCTCCTGTGTCTAAGCTAGTTGTAGGGTTGTTTGCACCTATACGATATGTATTAGCAAAACTGTTAACACTAGATATATTGCTTGCTACTGTATTTACGTTACTTATAGCTCCACCAACTGTATTTACGTTACTTATAGCTCCGCCAACTGTGTTGACATTAGTAATACTACCTGCAACTACACCAACATTATCATCAATAACATTTATGGTATTACCCATAGCGTTACCATGTGATGTGCAATAGTACTTGAGTGAACTAGGTGCGTTAGATGGTACAACAAAAGTAACTGTAGCACCAGAATTACCAGCAGTTCCGCTTGTTGTAACCCCTGTGGTATAAGAATTATCGCTGCTATCTCTAAAAGCTAAAGGGTGTCCGCTATTGCTGCTGTCAGACATATCAAATGTGTATGTCTTACCTCTAGCAAGTTTTAGTACAGGTGTTTGTACACCATCTATAAAGTACTTATTGCCACTAACGTTTTGTACTGTAACTGTAAATGTTTGGTTAGCACCTGCGGAGTTACTTACGCTATTTACATTTGTGATGTTGTTACCAACATTATTTACGTTAGTTACGTTAGTTGCAACAGTATCCATATCACTAATAACATCAGCCACAGCTAGTGTGTTCATATCACTAATGACATCAGCTACAGCCAATGCGTTCATATCGCTAACAATATCTGCTGTAGCTAGGGTATTCATATCAGCCACAACATCTGCTGTGCCTAGTATTGCCATATCTGCTACTGCATCAGCAGTACCTAGTCTGCCTATTTCTGTTGCTTTGCCAGCTACAGTTGTTACCTCTGTTGCTTTTGGTACTAATCTATGAAATGAGTATGTATGAAGCGTGGTTGTAGATTCTACTAAAAATCCAAACCCAGAAGGTATAGTACTTGGTACACCAGTAATAGTAATATTTGCATTATCAGCTACGTTTCCATTTACTACAGTTACAGTTGTACCACTAGGAACTAAGTTTGTAGTTGCTGCTTTAATACTTAATACTGCTGCCTGTCCTGTAACTCCTTGTGGGTTTACGTTTGGAAAAGCTTGTTCACTAGCAATAATAGTAAAACCACCAACATCATCTATAAGGTCAATTATTCTGTCATTTATAGCTGCGGTAGTTGCAATGGTCGTATCGTTATCTGGGAATGTTTGACCATCTTTTATTGTGTCACCAGTACTGATATTAAAAAATCTAGCGTCAGCAGCAGCAGAGGTTAAAAATGATGTGTCATTTGTGGTAGCTGTAGCTTGTTCAGCAGAAGTAATAACAGCAGAAGGATTTAATTTCTCAACTGTAATTTCTGCATTTTTAATTTCATTAACCCTTACAGCGTTTGCTGCTATGTGTTCATTATTTATAGCATTATCTTGAATATTATCTCCATCTATAATGTCGTTAGCTAGGTGTTCATGATCTATAGAACCAGCTACATAATGCTCTGAATTGATTACATCATCTTGTATATTATCTCCATCTATAATGTCGTTAGCTAAGTGTTCATGATCTATAGAGCCATCTACATAGTGTTCAGAGTTAATAGCATTGTCTTGGATATTATCGCTATCAATTACATCATTAGCTAAGTGTTCGTGATCTATAGAGCCATCTACATAGTTTCTAGAATCTACAGCATTGTCAGCTAATTTAGAATTTACTACTGCATTGTTTTCTAGTTTAGCTGTAGTTACATTTTCGTTTGCTATATGTTCAGTATCAATAGAAAGACTTACATAATGTTCTGAATTAATAGAATCATCAGCTATATTATCTCCATCTACAGCATCATTAGCCAACATAGTATGTGAAACTGTACCTGTATCTGCTGTAGTTATAAGTGTGCCTGTAATATCAGGTACAGTAATTGTTCTATCAGCAGTAGGATCTGTTATTGCTAGTGTTGTTTCATTGTCATCATCAGTCGCACCTTCAAAAACTAAATTACCTGTAATTGTGTTAGACCCATCTCGTTTTACAAAATCATTAGTAAATTCTTGTTGAGCAAATAATATTTGATCGCTATTATTATCTAAATCTGTTTCAGTTAAAACACTACCATCTGCAAAATCTACTTTCTTTGCACTTATATCTGTATCTCTTGTAAATACAATATTAGCTGTACCACTTGGAGGTGTGTTACCAGAAGTAAACTGTACTTGAGAACCAACAATATTATAGTGAGTACCTAATGTTTTAAGAACACCACCAACTTTAACATCAACTTCTGTATTAGCTAAAAAAGCAAACGATATAGCAAAGTTGTTTTGACTACCTGTACCATTATGATTTTGTGTAGTAGCTGTTGTGTTAGTAGCCATAATTAAAAGGAACTGTTACTAAATGTACCTAGATTAAGTCTTTCAAA